CAGATACTTGAACACGCCGGGAGTGAACTCGCTCACTCGGTCGCCCTCGTAAACCTCATCACCAATCAGCTCGCCTTCAGGGCTGCTGATAAAGCCCATCAGTGCGGAGCTGGCACGGGCGCGCACCACCTCTGCCTCCTCGTAGCCCTGCAGCATGTGCAGCCGCATCAGCGCTGACGCGAACCAGGTCACACCACGTGTTTGCCCCGGCCGCTCCGGCAGGAACAGATGGATCACCTCATCAGCAGGAACACGCACGCGACGGCCATTGGTGCGCGGGTTGCCGGCATAAGTATCGCCAGGGTGGTTCGCGTAGAAGTGGTAAGCCTGCGGCCGCAGGTAGCCATCTACCTCGATGCCCATCCGCACGGTGTTGCCCTCAGCGGCCTGCGGGATGTCGTCGTCGATCAGATAATCAGCCTCGAGCACCTGCAACGCAAACGGCACTTTGCTATCACCGAACGGCCGGCGGATCATCCGCACGAACACCTCGCCGCTCTCCGCCATGCTGCGCACCAGCAGGCGCTCGATGTCATGGAATCCAAGGATGCCGCTCACATCACAGCGGCTCTTGTGCATCCACTTCTCCCATGCCTCGTGGATCTGGCCATTGATGGCCTCATCCAATCGGCCACCACGCAGCATCCGCACCTGCCCCTGATGGCGGATGCCATGACCGATCACGTTGTTCTGGATCGCCCGTAATGCCTGCCGCGCATAGTCGTTATCGCGGCACAGCTGCCGCGCACGATTGCGCAGCGCCTTGAAGCTGCTTTTGATTTCGCTGTCGGCGCTGGTGCCACTGGTCACCCAGTCAGCCGTCAACCTGCTGACACGCGCACCCTGATACGCACGCCGCTGGGGTCGTACCGGCTCAAACCCCATCGCCTTGAACAGCCGCGTGCGCAATCCCATCAGAACCTCACGAACAGGTTGTGCGGATTGCCGAGACCATTGGCCATCAACTGCGCCATCTGCTCTCGCTTCACCTCAGCCTTCAGCTTAGATTCCAGCGCCATCAGATCATTCAAGCTGTAACGGCTCAGGCTGCGGTTGCCGATGCTGTACTGCTGCACTGCACCACCGCTGATTAGCGATCGGATTGCAGCCTGCACAGCCGCCAGATCCTGCTCGAGCTGCGTGCGGCCATCAAACGCACCGGGTGTGCCTGCATAGCTCAGTGCCCGTTCAACTGTCAGCTGTCCTGCACTCAGCGTGATCACTGAGCCGGCCTTGCTCGCGATCGCTTGCCAATACCACTGGCCTGCATCGAATCCGCCGCTGGTGGCCGCCGAGATCGTGAACTCCCAGCCCGTGCCGTATGCCGTGCCAGTTACGTTCGCGCCTTCGCTAGCCGTGTTGGTGCGCAGCCAATACGTCAGCGAATAGTCCGCGCTGCCAATGGTGTTGCCCAGGTTGTCGACGCCAGCATCATCCCGCCACTGGATCGTGTCGCCGGATCGGATTGATGCAGGGATCTTCACGGCCTCACCAGTTGCTCACGAACGCTGGCGCAGCCGCAGGTGCTGCTCTCTTCCTTGATCTTAGCGGTGCTCTCTTGCCTTCCTCTAACTGCACCTTCAGCTGATCCCACATCGTCGCCTGATTCATCCTCCGGCCATACAGCAACATCGCCGCATATGCATAGACCATGCAATCCAGCGCTTCGTTGCGATCGCCTGCCTTCTTCACCCATTCTCGAATTGGGAACCCGCGGTGATACCGCAATGCCTGCCGTTCGCTGGTCACCTGCCTGAAGTATTCATCATCAGCAGCCATGCCGAAGTTCAACCCGCCAGCCTGTTGGTTGTGGCGCAGCCGACCGAACAGCGTGGTCTTGATCGTGTCGGTGCCTAGCTGATACAGCGTCACGCCACGTTTCAGCACCTTGCCGCGCCAGTTCACGTCAACCTTGCTGCCCTTGCCAACGGCTGGGCTATTGCGCCTGCTGCTGCCCTTGATCGCTACCACGCCTTGGCCCACACGATCTCGCACGTAGCGGTACACCTCATGCGTGCAGTGGCCGCCGGAGTCCACAGCCATCTGCGCGACCTTCAGCGTCTTGCCGTTCTCCGTGTCCCACTCAGTCGCCAGCACCTGATCTAGCTGGCCCCATACCTCCGCCTGCGTTGGGTCACCCATCAGCTCCTGATGCCAGATCATCCAGCCCGTCTCACCCTCGCCCCATCCCCAGACCGTCACCGCTAGCCGATTGTCTTGCACGTCAACGCCAGCAGTGAGCAGCACCACACCAGCAGGGCACAGCCCACTGCGATACGCGAGCCGGCGTTCCATCAATCCATCGGCGCTGATCTTCGCCGCATAGTCCTCTTCCCATGTCTCCGCCAAGCGCGTGTTCACGAACGCCTTAAGCGCCGGTGCATCGCCCTTAGCGCGTAGGAAATCATCCACCAGCTGCTCCCAACTGCACCACCCCAGTGGGCTGTAGAGCCCGCTCAGCTGGAAGCCAGCCGTTCGGCCATTGCCGGCCGGTGCCGTTGCACGCCACTCACCAGCACGCAGCATTGCCGGCTTGTGCAGCTCCTCAAATCGCTCGCCGCAGTGCTCGCACTGATAGCGCACTGTCTCCGGCTTGCGATCATCCCATTTCAGTTGGCCCCACTTCAGCCATTCCATCGCGCCGCACTTCGGGCATGGCACATAGAACCGCCGCTGATCGCTGCGCAGATACTCCGCCTCGATCCGACTGAAGTCCTTCACGGTCGGTGTGCTGGTCAGCAGGATCTTCCGCCGCGCGAACGTCGTCGTCCTGCGCTCCGCCAGCGCCACCGGGTCACCCTCGCCGTCCACATCACTAGGGAAGCCGTCTACCTCATCGCAGAACAGGTACCGACACGGCGCTGATCGCAAGCCCGTCGCGCTATTGGCACCCGTCAGCAGCATGATGCCGCCGCTGAACTCCTTGCTGAACATCGTGTTGCCGGAGTCCCGCGCGCGCGCAGGTGCGATCTTCTCCGCCAAGCACGGTGTCTCCGTGATCATGCTCTCCAGCCGTTGCTTGCTAAGCCGCTTCGCCATCTCCACCGTCGGCTGCACGCACAGCATCGGGCCTGGTGCATGGTCAATCACGTAGCCCAGCCAGTTGCTGCCGGCCTCCGTCTTGCCGGTCTGCGCCGCGAACATCATCACCACCCGCTGCACCGTGCTCTCGCTGCTTAGGCAGTCCATCGGCTCCCGCAGGTATGGCGTCCGATCAGTGCGCCACGGTCCCGGCTCCGCGCTTGCCTTGCTGCTCAGCCGCCGATACCGATCGGCCCACTCGCTCACAGTTAGCGGCTGCTCAGGCCGCAGGCCATCGAAGAACCCATCACGCCAAGCGCTATTCATTGCACAGCTCCACCAGCGCAGCACGGTGCTCCTGCGTCAGCACCTGATGGATCACGGTTGGATCCGTCTCACCAGCCAGCTGGTGGCTCAACCGATCCGCCAAATTCGCCAATGCTTCCCGCACGCCGCGGCCAACCTTGAACGCCTCCTTCTTCACCTCATCAGCAGGCACCAGCTCGCCGCGCTGCTGCGTCACCTGCAGCTTTGCCAGCTCCGCCTGATAGTGCTCACGCCTCGCCCTGCTTTCATTCAGATCCGGGATCGCATCATCCGGCAACCCATTCACGGGACGCTTCAGTTCATCCGCGTCACGTGGTGGGGGCACGATCGGATCGGCTTGCCGCACCTTGCTGTTGTGCGTTGCCCTGGTGTTCTTGTCCCATAGCTCGATCGCCAGATCACGATCCAACCAGCGCTTGCCGTCCTTCTCCACCACTGCTGCAGCGATCCGCGCTTTGCTCGCTGCTGTCACAGTGCCCTTCGCGCATCCTTTGATCGCTGCAAACTCACTAAACGTGACTAGCAACCCTTAAACACTCCTAGTTCAGTTCAATACTATGCAGTTATTGAACTCTCAAACTGGGAAAGGGGTGAGACTGATGAGATCCCTTGTGGCGCAAGGGTTTGAGAGGTTCGGGCCCTGACGCTAGCTGAAGCGGGTGCGACCCTCTCCTTTACTTTTGTC